CTATCAGCTTCCTCTACGGGCCTGCTCATAGTGGGTTTTTTTGATGGCGCGTGGCTCAAATGGTGGAGCGCACGGCTGTTAACCGTGTGGTTGCAGGTTCAAATCCTGCCGCGTCAGCTTAACAATAACGCGGGGTGGAGCAGCTTGGAAGCTCGTTAGGTTCATTACCTAAAGGCCACAGGTTCAAATCCTGTCCCCGCTACTCTCTCATAGAGAAATTCAAAATAAGAAAGAAGGTTTTTTAAATAGTAAAAATTACAAAAAGTGAGTCTGTTATTTTGAGGAAGAAATTTCCACAATTTGTTGCAAGAAGCCATAGTCGGAATCCCCACTATTATTTGGTGGAACATCATCGTGCTTTAGCCGCCTTAGATTCGCTTCGTAAAAGCCAAATAGTCAAAACTGTATCGCAAATCTCAAAAAAGAATAAAAAATAGGAAGGTGGTTTTGTTGATTGGAATATAGGCTGTTCCTAGACACCAATGCTTTACTAAATTTACAGGAAAATGCGTTTTTAGAGGGATTTGTAATTGCCCAAAAGACGCTAGAAGAGATCGAAATAATTAAAACGGCTGCCAATAAGGACGCCGAGGTAAAATATAAAGCCAGAAATATAGCGCGGCTTTTGGATAAAAACCATGGAAAATACATTGTTGTACGTTATAGCAAGTCCGTTATAGATGGCATACTAGAAGATTTTGGACTTACTGAGAGTTCAGATAACATAATTCTCGCGTCTGCCTATTATTACATCGCATTCACCAGCATGGTTTTAATGGTATCTGATGATATAAATGTTAGATTTTTATCGCGTGAAGTCTTCAAACTGCCAACCCGTAGTAGCGGAGAAATCAACCTTATTAATAATCAAGAGGTTTACCGAGGTTTCAAATCTTTAATATTATCAAATAATGAAATGAGTGATTTTTATACGCATATCTCAGATAATCTATATGGCTTATTGCCAAATCAATATTTAATAATTAAAACACCTAATGGAGAAATTGTAGACACCCTAAGATGGGCAAATAATGGTTACAAAAAGGTGTGTAACAAGACGCTAAAATCATCCTTATTCGATGACAAAATCAAACCAAAGGATGTTTATCAAGCATGCGCCATCGATTCCATACTATCCAATACCATTACTGTTATTTCAGGCAAGGCCGGTAGCGGGAAATCTTTATTATCTTTAGCATCAATTATGTATCTTATAGACTCAGGTAAATATGATAGAGCCGTCATAATGTTTAATCCCACGAAAGCAAAAGGCGCTTCTGATATGGGATACTACAGCGGCAGCGCAACAGAAAAGGCAATGCAGAACTCTATCGGGGCAATGTTGACCACAAAATTCGGTGACAGATACGCCGTTGATATGTTATTGCAGCAAGAAAAAATTAAACTTATATCTATGGCAGATATCCGCGGAATGGAAATACGTGATAACGAGATTTTATATATCTCCGAATGCCAAAACACTTCAACGGAGTTGCTAAAACTTTGTCTTTCGAGAGCAAGTAAAGACTGCAAGATTGTCTTGGAGGGCGACTTCAAAACACAGGTAGACTCTTATTTGTTTGATGGTTTTAATAACGGCATGGCGAGAGCGATTGAGGTACTAAAAGGAGAGCCGGAATTCGGGTATGTTGAACTGCAACAGGTGTGGCGCAGCCGGATCGCAGAGCTTGCGGATAAGTTTTAAGGAGAAAAAAATGAAGAAATATATCTTTGGCTTAATCAGTGGGGCTGTAATTATCCCGATTATTGAAGAACTAATGCCAGTTGTATCATCGTATATCGAAGTTCTAAAGTTACATCCAACAAAGGTGATAGAGAAGGGAAATCGGGAAATTCAAGAACTTCGCAATGATAAGATTGTAAATACAAATCGTATTGGCTTCTTAGCCGATAAAGAAACAAAGGAAGATGACTTAGAAGGTGGGTGTGAAAAATAGTTGTATATAAAAGTTTGCAATATGATGAAGATCTAGCGGATAAAATTTCTGAATACAAACAATGGTATGATGAATTAAAAACGGAAAATTTAGATTTAAGCAGAAAAAAATTAGAAGGAAAACTGGTTTATCGAGTATGTTCTGATAAGAATATTATTGGCTCTTGGGACGATGTAACCTATATACTGAACGTCTTGCAAAATGAGAAATACACCGAATCAAAATATAGGAAGCAGTATGGAAAACTTAAAAAAAAGCCCTTAACTGATGAATATGAACTTTCAAAAGATGATATTCCTCTGAAAGAAATACAAAAACCAAAAGACAATGATTATCTTCAAGAGATCCAGAAACAAAAAGACGAATTATATAAAATAAAACGACAAATTTCTGACCAGCGCAGAGAATATAATAAGTTACTTATATTAGATGCGAGATCAGAGCATCTAATGGAAGAAATGATCGGGGTAGCCAAAAAACTTAATGATGAAATGCCCTTAAATTTCAATAATTACATTTCATGCGTATCTAAAAAGGAAGCTGTATTATTTTGTGCTGATTGGCATTATGGTATGACCACTGATAATATCTGGAATCAATTCAATACAAGTATATGCAAAGACCGCGTCATTTATCTCACTAACCAAGTAAAAGAATTTATATTACTAAATAAAGTGAATGTCATACATTTAGTGTTGCTTGGCGATATGGCTCATGGGGCTATACATACTTCAGCCAGAGTCGCGTCAGAGGAAGATACATGCGATCAAATCATGCACGTATCAGAGATTTTAGCACAAATGATAAATGAAATATCCAGCAGCGTAAACAAAGTGAAGGTTTATTCTTGTTACGGCAATCATTTAAGAACCATACAGAATAAAAAAGAAAGCGTCCATTCAGACAATATGGAAAAAATGATTCCGTGGTGGCTAAATTGGAGGCTCAAAGAAAACACAAAGGTTTCAATCATTGAATCAGAATTTAAGGAGTTTACAAAATTAAATATTCTTGGCTCAAATATCTGTTGCGTTCATGGGGATCTGGATAATATTAAGAAACTTGGGACTGATGTAAATACATTATTTACAAAATTATATGGCGAAACGATTGATTATGCCATATCCGCAGACAAGCATCATTTAGAAGAATTTGAGAGTTTTGGTATTGAGAACATCCTTGTTAGATCATTGTGTGGAACGGATGACCATGCGAATGGAAAACGGCTGTATTCAACGGCAGGTCAATCTCTTATGATATTCAATGATGAGTGCGGACGCGAGTGTACTTATAATATTAAGTTCACATAATGGGGAGGGGCACTCTCCTATTTTTATGCAAAGAAAGGTGAAAATTTTTGATAGACAATTACGAGAAGATTACAAAAATAATATCTCTAACCGCAGACGAAGTAGAATTATTGGTTGAAATGCTTGAGTGCAAACCGGCAGTGTGTCGCTGTGAGGAGATCACAATAGAAGGATTACTGGAAAAGCTAGAATAACTTAAAAAATATATAGGAAAGTGAGGTGAACAGATGGCAAGAAGTACCGTATATAACAATATTACGAATAATGACAAGTTAAAACTTATTAATAATGAGAACAAACAACTTGGAGATGATTGGTTAGAATATTTACAGTCAATAGATAGATCACCTCAATCCATTGTCGCGTATCGATCAGATTTAAATATATTCTGGGTTTGGAATTATGAATTCAATAGTAATAAATTTTTCACAAAACTTACCAAGCGTGAAATTGCAAAATTCCAAAATCATGCTATTAATACATGGGGATGGAGTCCTAACAGAATAAGGCGTGTTAAATCTTGCCTATCTTCCCTCTCAAATTATATAGAGAACGTGCTAGATGATGAAGAAGAATTCGAAAATTTCCGGCCTATTATCCGTAAAATAGAAAACCCTAATAAGGAAGTTGTCAGAGAAAAGACCATAATTCCCGATGAGATGGTCGATCATCTTCTAAATACTCTTATAGAGAAGAAAAAATACGAAAGGGCTTGCGCTGTTGCTATCGCCGCCTATTCTGGTATGAGAAAATCGGAATTACTTCAAATGAAAATATCTTATTTTGATGATGAGCATTTTGTTTATGACGCAATGTGGAAAACTGATAAAATTCGGACAAAAGGATTTGGAAAACTCGGGAAGCCTTTAAATAAATTTATTTTATATGGAGCAAAACCTTATATAGATCTATGGCTGGAAGAACGTAAAGTAAAAGGAATTGAAAGTGAATATCTGTTTGTTTCAAAAAGAAAAATTTCAGATGACAAGCATGAATGGGATGCCCGTCAAGATCTAAGTCATTGGACAGAAGAATTTACAGGTATTATTGGTAATGATTTTTATTTTCACTGTATGAGACACTATACATGTACACGCTTGCATAGAATGAATCTTCCATCTCATGTTATACAAGAATTCTTTGGTTGGAGTAGTTCGGAAATGTTAAGGATTTACAATGATCTCACTGCAGAAGATGAATTTGGAAAATATTTTGACAAAGATGGTGTCAAAGAAGTAAAACAGGGTAGTTTCACAGATATATAGAATCAGTATTTCAAAGGAGAAGAAGCTAAATGATAGAACTAAATGATGTAATTGAATATATAGAAACCAAAAACGAGATCCAATTGTATGAGTACCAAAAAGAGTTTTTGAAACATATTATCAGAGGCGACACCATATATACGACGCGATGCGCTGGTAGAAGTACTCTTTACAACGGATATGCCGATTATTTAAAGGAAAAAATTGCAAAGTCCACTGATTATTCAGTTGGGGCAAAAGGATACAATAAAATATTTACATATCATGATGTTGTGCAAGAGATGACGTATCAAGAAGGCCTCTTTGAAGAACTATCTTTAATTAATCCCACTCTTTTTGAGAAAGAGTTTAACTGTAATTTCTAAAGAGATAGTGGGTGCAAATGTTTATCCGCTCACTGGCATGCGGATCTCAAATAAGTGTCCATGTTCAAATGTTTTTCCGCTCACCGTCATGCGGAATTCAATAAAATGGACGGGCTCAAATATTTTTTTTGCTTTAGAAGGAACTTCTTCAATAGTATGGCAAAGGGACTGATGATGCTCAGTCCTTTTGTTATTTTTATTGCACTGGTAATTTAACGGGAAAATCCCAGACCTCCACTCTGGTTACGAGGGTTCGATTCCCTTCCGGTGCTTAATTTATTAGAGAGAAAGGAGGAGATAAAAATAGCTGTTAAGAAAAAAATCGTTGAAGAGAAAGCTGAAAAGCTTGAATATACTTGCCTTTGTTGCGGCTACAAAAAATCAGAAGATGATTTTTTTATCAGCAAGTACAGTAAAGTTTGGAATGAATCAAATAAAGCGGTATTATTTTGCAAAGATTGTATAAACAAGCTTTTTCAAGAATTTACAAATAGGTATAAGTCCGAAGAAACTGCGTTGCAAATTTGTTGCTCTTATTTAGATGTTCCATTTTTTACAGACTTATATCGTAGTATTGTTGAAAAGAATTCGTTCTTTAATGTGGGGCTATATTTAAGACAGGTTAATATGCGCCAATATCAGTATAAGAGTTTTCAAAATAGTATTTTAGAAGGCGAATTTTGTAAAACGGAAAGCAAAATAAAGGAAGAACGTGAGTCAAGATGGTCTAAAAAAGATAAACGAAACATGAGTTACGCATTATCTACTGTTGGATACGACCCGTTTGAAGACTTATGTATGACGGATACTGATAGAAAATACAGTTATAACATTTTAGCCGGATATTGTGATACGGATGAAATAAATAACGATGGGCATAAAATGCAAGGAGTTATTCAATTAACAACGCTACACTTACAGTGTAAGAAAATGGATGAATCAATTAATCAAGAATTATTACAATTGAATCCAAATGACGATAAAATATCAAAACTAACAACGGCAAAAAAATCCCTCCTTGATTCTATAGCAAAAATTGCTAAAGATAATAATATCTCATCAAATTATAACAAGAATTCCAAGCAAGGGAGAGATTCGATGAGTTCTAAAATGAAGGAAATGGAAGAAAATGATTTCACTGATATTAAAGTAAGTATGTTTGATATAAAAACAAGTGAAGCATTTAAACAAATTTCGGACCTTAGTAATAGAAGCATTATGGATCAATTATCTTTAGATAGCAATGATTATACGGAAATCGTTAAAGATCAGAGGGAACTTATTCAAAAATTTGAACAAGATATAGACGAATTAAAAGAAGAAAATCGTAATCTTAAAAATGAGATTGTTGATTTAAAAAATGTAAAGAGGTGATTAAATGGAAATTTATAAACCTCTATCCTCAAGAGAGTTAAGTCAAAAGAAACTTGAGGAATATAATAAAATGTCTAAAATTATTCAATGGGGAAGACAAAATCCTGTTAAATTCTGTAATGAATTTTTTGGATTACAATTAATCGATTATCAGGCATATTGCTTTATGAAAACATGGGTTTCGCAATTTGCTTTGTGGGCAGAATGTCGTGGAGCTGGCAAGGATACTCTTGCAGCAGCATACTATATGACAAGATTGCTATTAATCCCTGACTATCGATTATATGTAAGCTCTAATACTTATGCTCAATCAGTAGAATCATTTAATAAACTTAGAGATATCGCCTTACAGAGAATACCATCATTCGAGAGTGCAACAGATATGTTTGCACGAGAGGTAGAAAAAACTGGGACTAGTGAAACAGGTTTTATACAAGCTCCAACTGGTTATACCTTCCGCTTATATAATAACTCACAAATGACTGCCCTATCTTCAAATTTGGAGGCGATAAGAGGAAAGCGCGGAGCGGTATGGTTTAATGAAACAGCTTGGAAAACTGCAGAAGAATTGTCGGTAGTGGAAAACTTTATAAATGTTGATACTAGTTTTTCTACTAATACAAATAAGATTGTTTATCATAAGCCAATCCAAATGCCACTCCAAATACTATATACGTCTAGCGTTGGTGATGTAAGTTACCCATTTTTTGATAAATATAAGACTTTCTTTAAAAAAATGATTGTTGGCAATAACAACTATTTTTGCTTTGATATTGACGCATATGATATTCTTAATTTTTCATCAATAAATGGAGAAAAAATTAAAGCACACCTAACGGAAGAACAAATTATGAAGGCAATAGAGGAAGATCCTGATGCCGCCGATAGGGAATTGTTTAATAAATTCCGTAAAGGGGGCGGGGCTAATTCTGTTGTTACAATGGACGAATTAATTAGGAATTCCACAAATAGAAAGCCATTGCTTTATAACGATACTGGCAAAAAGAAATTTATCTTCTGCTATGACCCTGCTCGTAACTTTGATGGCAGTATTCTAAGTATATTCCAAGTTATTGATGACCCTGAGGACGGATATAAACTAAGATTGGAAAATGTTGTATCAATGGTTGATATAAATACAAAAAAAAAGACACCGTTGCCAATGCCAGAACAATTAAAGATTATTAAGCAATTGCTAATTGATTATAACGGAGAACGCGCGGCAGAATGGGAAAATATTGAGTTTTACATTGACGCCGGTTCAGGTGGCGGTGGAATTTCAGCTGTAGCAGACCAACTAATGGAAGATTGGATTGATAATCATGGGAAAAAGCACAGGGGAATCATTGATCCAGATCATAAACAATATGAAACCGCAAGAAAAAAATACAAAAATGCGGCACCAATTGTACACTTACTAGATCCCCAAAGCTATAAAAAAATAATGTTTGATTCGTTGTCTAAAATGATTAAACTCAATCTTATCGAATTCACCAATTATGACAACAAGGATTATATATTGATAGAAAACAAAAAAGGCGAATTTGAGCAAGTGGAATTGATATTTGAAGAAAAATTGGCTCTTGCAAATATTAATTTAGCCAAGACCCAATTATCTTATATGTGTAGATATGATAATGGGAATGGGGGTGTCACATATGAACTCGCCAAGGACAAGCGCAATACGCATGACGATATGGCCTATACCATGGCAGAAGGAGGCTATGCATTAGCAGTATTGAGGCGTGAAGATTTGTTAAAAAACCCAAAAGAACATGAACCTGATTTGGCAAAATATATGATGTTTAGGAAGCCATCTATAAGAAAACTATAAAAGAAAGGAGGAATACATTGGAACAAGTAAAACTTACCGAAGAACAAATTCAAAGGATAGAAGAATATTCCCGCTTGAATTTTGCAAACCTGAAAAAAAGTGAAATCAAAGATCTAATCCAAGGTCGGAATGGAAGTTCTCTCTATAAGAGATACCCTATAAAAAGAATAATTGACATGCTTGAACGCCCCGAAAAAAACGAAAAATCTTTACGAGAAATGAGCAATTATCTATATATCACTTCGTCACATTATCGCAGATTAATTTCCTATTATGCCAATCTTCCAACTTTCAATTATATGGTCGTTCCAGTTAGGCTTCCTGAAAAGAAAAATAAAACAGAGTACAAGAAAGCGTACTATCAGACAGTGTTTGAATTTGAGAAATATAATATTAAGTCTGAACTACCAAAGATATTAACAATCTGTTTGTTGGAAGGTGTTTTTTATGGGCTTATTTATGAATCAAGCGATACGTTTTATATAAAAGAGTTCCCATCTGATTATGCTGATATTCAATATATTGAGGATGGTTGCTATATCCCAAGTATAAATTTAACTTATTTTAATAACAGACAAGATCAACTACCCCGATATGGAAGTGAGATTGAAAAGGCATATTGGGAATATAAAGGTGATCCGAAACGTGGGATTAAAGGGGATCAGAAGAAAAAATGGTTTTCCCCGTCAAATGGAATATGTATAAAAATGGATGAAAGTAATCTATTATACAGTATACCATTTTTTTGTGGTATTTTTAAGGAAATTCTAGATCTTGAGGATTACCGCCTGCTTACAAAAGCAAAAAAGGAAATTGATAACTATAAAGTTCTAGCAATGAAGATGCAAACAGATGACGACGGAATCCCAAAGATGGAGTATGGGACTGCAATAAAATATTATGATCAGGCAGCCGCAAATATCCCAGAAGGAATAGGACTTATTTTGACCCCGTTTGAGATAAATGATTTTTCGTTTAAATCTCCTAATGCCTCGGAAACAGACGCGGTTACGGATGCACAAAATAATCTTTATGGATCTGCTGGCGTATCTCCTCTCCTATTCGGAAGCGCGAAAGCTACATCTTCTGCTGCTCTTTCCCTGTCCGTAAAACCGGATGAAAAAATATCCTTTGATTTAATTCACCAAGTAGCCAGAAACTTTAACCGAATTCAAAAGAAAAAAGATCTACCATATGGGTTTGCGCTTAAG